CCCAAAGGCGTTTGCCCGAGTGTATCTTTAGTTCTTTGTGAAACTCTTTGCCGTTGCGGCTACTGAATCTGCTAACTGGTGTGTCGTAGATTGTTTTGAACTTGCCCTTGGGATCGTCGTAGTAAAAGACATACTGGGCCGGGTACTCTTTATATTCTCTGCGACCATTAACACGTTCTACAACGTGGATTCGGTCGCCTTGCCTATCATACAATGCGTCAATATAACTCATAATTCTCCTGTACTATTTCAAGCTAGCACTTGCTCTACTTGCCGTTTTAAGTCCGGCGAGACTAAGATATTTATTGTGCCCACCACCTCACCAACGCAGTTACGTCGATGAGGAACAGCAGTAAATAATTAGCCAGCATACCAAAGGAACCCCGACTGTAAGCGCACCCAGCGTATACAGCAGTACTGGTAACCCAAGGTATGTATAGATACTTGAGAGGTGGGTTTGGTACGGTGATTGCCATAGTGAGAGCGCAACCAATACTAAGAATCCAAGCAATGCTCTCAAGACAAAAACGAATTCGATTACTTTTCCAGTCATTGCAGACCCACTCCCAAATACCTGCTAATACGGCGTTCATAGATAGTAGATTATAGCTAGATAAGTTAGGTAATGCAACATCTGATCTAGCCCTAACAACCACCAGAATTGCTCGTGTGTGGTAGGGCCGTAACCCATACGCTTATTCAAGTTCATCTTGGCCCAATCCACGTGATAGTGTATCACGGTGTCTATGGCGGCCATCTTGGCTACTACTAGGATGGGTGCAAACGCATACAACACAGCGGCAGTAAGCACACCATGAATCAGCGCATGTTCAATGCCACCCCAGTGGCCGTAGGTACCTTTGTTTGTGTAATGCTTGGCAACCTGTAATGGGTAGTCTGCTAGAAAGTGTTTGATGATAAACAGGCCTAGTAGCAGAACTAGACCATTATTAGTCAGCTCAGTCATTACAGGGTCTTACCAACCGTTTCCAGGATGGTGTTTAGTTGTTCGTGATCTTGGTTAGTTTCACCAAGCTTGGCCTTGTGTGCAATCTTAATAGCCTTCTTAAGAACTGCGGGTTTGATTTCCAGTTCTTCAGCAATGGCTTTGACCGTGTCGTTTAGGCCTGCGGTGAGATCATCGATTTCGTGTAGAGTACGCATACCCTCGTTGATAATCTGTGTTAGCTTGATCTTTTGATCACCGTTGAAAGTTTTAACGTCCATTGAAGTTCTCCAAATAAAATTTATTATAAAGCATTGAGTTTGAAAAATCAACTCTCAGATTGCCGAATTATAAAAAGTTTTTCACATATCCATCCGGCCAGATCGAACTCTCCGGGATTGAGTGCCTGTGTATGGCTGTTCATCATGTGGTGATGATTATTATGTAGTCCTTCACCAAATATAAACCAATGTATCCATTGGTTGTTATAACTGCGGTCAGGTGTATCGTAGGTGCGGTAGCTACCTGGCAGTTTGTAATGACTAAATGCGTTAACAAACATAGCAAAAAACATTGCCCAACCTGCAGGTGCTAACACAAAGAACACAGACATCCGCCAATCAATCATGAAGCTAACAGCAACTAACAGCAACCATATAGTGTAATAGTGCCGATCAACAAACCGAACTTCTTTGTCCCTTAATAGGTCTTTGGTTATTGTGTTAACCTGCTTGGTCTTGAGCCACCAATCTGCTGGTTGTATTTGCCAATATAGTGCGCTACGCCAAAAGGACTCATGCGGGCTATGCACATCACGTTCGGTGTCTGAGTATTTGTGATGATGTCTGTGATGTGTACTCCAGGCAATAGGACTACCTTCACCACTTAATATACTAAACCAAAGTAAAAATCTTCTACGTCCCGGACCAGTCTCAAAGCTCCTGTGGCTGAAATATCTGTGTAATGCTATTTGCACAGAAAACACGCCAACTATTCTAGTCCAAACAAACGATGCCAGTAATAGCAACCATTCGCCGTAATAGATCGAATAGGCAACACTGAAAATCATTGCAGCCCAACCACTAACCCAAAGCAAACGATATTTGTATATTTGATGAGATAGATTATTCATAGTTGATAGTGCTCACTTCGGACATCACGGTAGCGAATCGTTAGTCCGCCCAGCAGCCGGGCCACACGGTCCTAAGGCAGTGTGTTCTTTATTTTTAGCAGACCCAGCCTGCTAAAAATGTTTATGTAGAGCCAACCGATGTCGAACTCGAACCATCGTTGACTTAGTTTAGGGCTAGCAGGTTGGAGATGATGGTTGTTATGTAACTCCTCCCCTCCCACAATAATCCCCCAAGGAATAATATTACGGCTGTGATCAGATGTCGATCCATTTCTGTACCCCCACCAGTGTGCTAATCCGTTGATAACTCCTGCGGCCCAAAATGGAATCCAGATCATTTGTATGCCCCATATTAGGGCGCCAAACCAACCGAATAGCCAGCAGTTGAGCAAAAGGAGAATGCCAATGCCAAGCCTGGAGTGAGCAGTGTATACGTGAAGCTCCACCCAATCAGCAGGAGTGCCAACACCATATGCGTTAACCATATCTTTATCTTTTGATGCTTCATGGTATAACAATGCTCCTTGTGTTAATACTCGCCATAGGCCAAATACGTGCGGGCTATGCGGATCTCCCTGCTCATCACTGAATCTGTGATGTTTGCGATGTATGGCTACCCATTGCTTAGTAACCATACCTGTAGTTAGCCATAACCAAAAGCGCATCAAGTGGCCAAGCACAGGATGAAACTCTAATCCGCGATGTGCCTGACCTCTATGTAAGAACACGGTGACACATACAATGGTTATATGTGTCACTACAAGCGTGTACAGCAGAGCATCCATTAATGGAACTGCTCTTCCTCTGTACTACCTTTAAGAGCCTGTGTGCTTGCCTGTTCCTCAATAGTAGTAGTAACACGATCAAAGTAGCCTGTACCAACTTCACGTTGGTGCTTAACAGCTTCAAAGCCACGTTCTGCGTCAGCAAACTCACGTTGTTGTAGTTCAACAAAAGCAGACATTCCATTACGTGCATATCCGTGTGCTAGATCAAACATGCCATGATTCAATGCGTGGAAGCCGGCCAGTGTAATGAACTGGAACTTATAACCCATGGCGCCTAGTTCGCGTTGGAAACGTGCAATGGTGTCGTCGTCTAGATTCTTCTTCCAGTTAAAGCTTGGAGAGCAGTTGTAGGCCAACATCTTGCCTGGGTAATGCTTGTGAATAGCTTCAGCAAACTGACGGGCAAACTTAAGGTCTGGTGTACCAGTTTCGCACCAAATTAGGTCTGCGTAGGCAGCATAGGCCAAGCCACGACTGATAGCTTGGTTAGCACCTTTCTTAGTGCGATAGAATCCTTCTACAGTCCTTTCCCCAGTAAGGAACGGCTGGTCGTACTGATCAGAGTTATTAGTAATGAGATCAGCAGCTTCAGCATCAGTGCGAGCGAGTAGAATAGTACTAACACCAAGGACATCGCTAGCCAAACGTGCTGAAAGAAGTTTATTAACAGCTTCTTTAGTTGGAACAAGAACTTTACCTCCCATGTGGCCGCACTTCTTAGCTGATGCTAGTTGGTCTTCAAAGTGTACACCTGCGGCACCGGCCTCAATCATGGCCTTCATTAATTCAAATGCATTTAGTACGCCACCAAATCCTGCTTCGGCATCTGCTACAATAGGAGCAAAGAAGTCAGTGTCGCCATTGCCTTCCATCCATTGGATTTGATCGGCACGAGTTAGTGTGTTGTTGATACGTTTAACCACAGCAGGAACGCTGTCTGCAGGATACAAACTTTGGTCTGGATACATTTGTCCAGCTAGGTTAGCATCGCCGGCCACTTGCCAGCCGCTTAGGTAAATGGCTTTTAGGCCGGCCTTAACTTGTTGTAAGGCCTGCATGCCAGTTAGGGCACCCAATGTGTTAACATAGTCCTCGCTGTGTAGCAAGTTCCATAGTTTGTCAGCGCCACGTTCGGCTAGACTATAGGTAAGTGGGTTGCTACCTTGTAGATCCACAACCTGTTCTGCGGTGTAGTTGCGCTTGATTCCGGCCCAACG